AGACCAGAACCACCACCCATCTTCTTAGTTGGAACATAAGCACCAACAACATCATAAACATGGTTGGTCACAATGAGAGGAACTTTGGCCTTGCCAAGCTTTAGAGTGAGAACGCGGAAAGCACCACGAACAAGTTGTGCGCGTGTCATATCGCGTGTGTCTTTACCGTCAGCAATATCTTCCATCTCTTTTGTAGTAGAAAGATTGCCAAGTGAATCAAGAACAAACATCATCGGCGGATGATCTTTGCTGTTTCTATCTTCAATATACTTGTCTAGGATTTTTACTGCTTGGGTGCGGAACTCTTGGATAGTTGCGACTGGCACAACTGCAACTCTCTTTGTGTCAATGTCTCTATCTGCCAGCATTTGCTTAGATATAGCGGATTCGGATTCAAAGTAGAAGACGAATCCGTTTGCATTTTCCCTAAGGAATTGTCGAACGATGTTAATCGCATAAAAGGTCTTTCCGGTTGAAGGTTCACCTGCAAGTGCGGTAACCTTGTTAGCAGGGAGGCCGCCGTATATACTACCAGAAAGCAAAGCATTGAGGCTATAGCTGCCGGTACCAATGAACCCAGTAACATCACCAGCTTCAACGCCGTCTTCTGCAATTCCTGCATACTCATTATCAATCTCCTTTAATAGGGAGTTAAACATATTACTCATATAGATTCTCCTATATTATGATTATCGTCAAGATTCTCCTTGACGCTGTATTTAGCAGCGAACGATATCGTCCTCGCTGCATATCTCACCCATCTGGACTTCGATAGCGATCAAAGTTTCGTGTAGGTGAGTATTCGTAATCTTGTGTAAAGACATTCGAGGAACATGAAATGATTCGCCCTTACTAACAGTAAAGATATTACCATCAACGATGACTTTGCCTTCACCCTGCACAATCGTCCAATGTTCCGAACGATGATTGTGGTATTGAAGTGAGATTGCTTGGTCAGGAAGAATTTGTAGACGCTTGACTTTGTATCCCTGATCTACATCTAGAACTTCCCACTTACCCCATGGGCGCTTCATCGATTCATGTAACATCGGTTGATTCCTATCATTCGAATCATCATAACTATCCATTATCTAACTCATCCATTGTTAAGTATTCCATTCGTTTTGATCTACTCATCGATATATTGAAGGCTAATAGAAGCAATACCGCTAAAGGATCAAACACGAATATGAGGATTATTATAACAAATCTAACGGCTTTGTCAAGCAATTGTTGATCATCTGACCCATAGATAAGTTCAGCCACATATTTGATTGGTCCAACTTCCGCTTCGATCTTTTTCTGGTTGGATTGTAGTTTGATCCTATCAGTCTTTAGTTTACCGATCTTATCAATCTCAGTTCTCTTTTCATCCACAAGAGTTTGTCTTGTCTCTTTCTGTTGCTTTGCCGCTTGTAAAGAAGATTTAGTCTGCCCCTTTTCAATCATCTTTGATATGGAATCATCGATGACTTTTATCTGTTTGTCCAAATCTGCGATGCGTTCCTCTTGGAATTTTATATCGTTATCAACGATTTCAATTTGATCACTAACACCAGTGTTCATTGTTAGTGTCTGTTCTATGTGGGCTCTTGATAAGAAGCCAAAGATTCCCATGCTTGTTATTAGCATGAGAACCACTATTGCTATTGTGAGATATGACTTGATTAGAAACGGTGTTTGTTTCCAGTTATTGTAAAGCCATGATACTGCGACGAGCTTACCAATTTCAAGTGAAGTTCCCATAATGACCACAGGCCAAAATGCTCCTGCAAAGATTGCAGTAAGACCTATGATTGAGTAGTAAGCAGCAACGCCTGATATGATTAGTCCTGTTAGAAAGACCAGATAGTTTAAGAGATTTTGTTTCATCTCTTATTTATGAGAAGAAGTCCTCCAACGAACTAACCTGCTCAGTCTTCCAACCAATACTATCAAGAATGATCTTCAATGGTTCCACAAAAGACTTCTCGAATTGTGTATTATAGTCGATGTATTCTTTCAAGTCAAGTTCTTCCGGCAGCGATTGCGGGAATGCGATCACATTAGATTGAATAGGATTTGGTTCTTTCAGGAACAGAAACTTGATCTTCTCACCTTCTTTGATGAGAGGCAGCTTCTTGTCCAAATTACCAATTACGACCATAGCATTATAGAGAAGTGATCCTCTTACATGAATAGGGCAACCTTTACCATACACCATGTTAACATCCGAGAACTTCGCAAGTCCGTTAACGCCACGAGGAAAAGCAATATCAGCAACATTCTGTGCCTTAAACTCTTCACGATAAGTCTCAATCATACCAATCAAATCATTTTCGGTTTTGTTTAGGACAGTATCAATTGCTTCCCACAGGATCTTACGACAATATGTAGGAGTAGATGACTTGATCATTTCAAGACCCATGACCTTGATCTTCGGCTTTGCGTATTCAACACCTTCGTTGTTATAGACATTTAGAATGTAACGCTTCTTGGCTGTCCAGATACCTCTATCGGCCAGAGCTTCGCGCTTCATTTGCATCTTCTGTTCGTAGGCGTTTACATACTCAGCAAGATCAGAATAAGCTTTGTCGATAAACGGTTGAATCCGATCTTCACACGCCTTATCCATGAAGGCGATGATTTCTCTTGTAGTTGCATTCGGCTTCTGCTTAATAATAGTTTCACACACCAGTTTGTCAAGAGATAGATAAATCGAGTCTGTATCCGACGCAATAACATAATCGTGATCCTTTGTTTTGAGTAACTTGTTAAGATACTCGTTGATCTTGTTTTCTATCCATCGAATAGAAAGTTGACCGGCCGTGGTAATACCCGCGGCCTGTCGAACGTCAAAATACCTGAAATATTGGTTGCCAAGAGCGCCGTAAGCGGAATTGAGCGAAACTTTCTTCGCAAGTTGGAGATTGTTATATCGTGCAATGCGCTTCTCAATCTCATAGCGTTTTGATGGGTCGGTCTCTTTTTCAAGTTCTTTCTTAGCCGTAATAGCCTTCTTCTTGTACGCAGAGCGGTCATTGTACATTGTCTCCATAATTTCGGGCAAGAATCCATGGCGTTCTTTTGTGAAGAACTGACCGTTGGGAGTTAGAGTTACATTTGCAGCCTTTAGAATACTTGTATTTATTTCTTGATTGAGCAGACCGTCAATTGAAACTTTGTTTATATTAAACTCGCGCAAGGTAGAATCATAATGATCGGGCTCAATGATAGTATCAGGGCTGATGTTGTACTGCATGATAAGATGTGGATACAGTGAATTCAAGTCGAATGAAGCAACCCACTTATGCATACCAAGAATTGGATCCTTAACGAAGGCGCCAACATATGCTTCATCCTTATAATGCTTGATGATAGGATCAACTACGATGTTCTTCTTACGGAGATGATTATAAACGATAGCATCCCACATACGCACCTGCGAGAATGCATCCATGTAGTTAGTCTTGGAATCATAGGCCAGAGTTAGAACAAGTTCAATCAGTTTAATCTTATCATCAATCTTCTCTACCAGTTCAACATCCTTGATGTTATACTCAATGAATAACTGATAGTTGTCCTTGTAGAGAGTATGAAGATTACCATACTCTTCATACGAAAGCTTACGCTCACCAACTTCTACATTGGCAATAGCATCAAGTTTGTATGATTCCTGAGACTGACCACCAGGAGCAAACTTCTTATACATTGCGAGATAGTCGAGAATAGCAATACCCATTAGATCATAGGCTTGCTCTTCTGCGCCATTATATCCGCGGATCTTACGCTCATTCACAATCATCCAAGGAGATAGGCGCTTTGTAGCATCTTCACCAAGGACATTACGAATACGATTAACGAGATAGGGAATATCGAAACGCTCAACATTCCAACCAGTAACGATATCTGGATAGTTGTCTGCCCACTCGTCAATGAACCGCTTGATTAGATCGATCTCATCTCTACACTGAATATACCAAACATCATCGCGCTTGTTATCAAACTTGCCACAACCAAGAACAATGAACTTGCCTTGGTTATTCTTGAAGGTGATAGCAGTGATAGGCTCACTGGCCTGACCGGGCTCAGGAAATCCATTCTCGGATCCAACCTCGATATCGATATTGGTAACATTGATATGACTTAGGTCCCAGTCCACATCATCGCTGAAATGGTCTGCGATAAAAGCATACTCATACTTTTGATTGCCATAGATTTTGAAGTTCTGCACATCTTTGTATGTCTCAACAAAGTCCCTTGTTTCGCGGATGTTGCCTGGCTTCATTTCAGCCATTGCATCACCAGAAACGGAAGTAAACCCTGTATGCTCTTTTGCTGGAACATACAGGGTTGGGAAATAATCAATTCTTCGCTTGACTTTTCTTCCGTCTTCTACACCGCGATACAGGATACGTGAACCGTAGACCTGAACATTAGTATAGAAAGATTTCATTTAAGCTCCTGGCATGATAAGATTACTGGAAGGTACAACAAGTCCACCAAACATGGTATTATACTGATTGATGAATTCTTTGATAGGATTGATTATAGCAATAATATGAGATTTGTCAATAGTAAATGTCTTATCATCACTAAACTCTGCCCATGGAGCAAAGCCTACATTTGGAGTCTTAGGATCAACCTTGTTAGGCATCACAACGATACGAACTGGATTCTTCATCGTGATTGAATTTGGAATTGGAGATGAAATGGTAACTTCAGCAAGTAACTCTTCACCAGTGATTAACTTAATAATTTTAATATTAGCGGCCATTATTCCAACTCCATCATATAATCAAACACTCCAACTGTCATCCACTTTTCAGGGACATATGTCATCCGATTACCACTCTCGGTCTTATAGACACACTTGTTATCATAGTCCATGACCTTAGCCAACTTCTCCCACTTGCCATCATAGGCGCGTTGCACGAACTGAGTTTCAAGAATATTCATAATATAACTCTCCAATTAATTAAATACTGTGCCGTTCATTTTTTCTTCGGTGGTAACGAATATCATCCGTTCACTATCGTCAGTATAGTATACAGGGTTTAGTCCTGCTTGTCTATAGTCTTCTGCATATTTTATTGCTATATGGAAATTGCTTTCGGGGCCGGATAGTTCTGCTGCTTGTTTAATAATTTCTTCGGAAATAGTTTGATAAGTCATAGTTCTATTCCTTCTAAAGGGTTACCATACTCCGTCTTCTATTACCCACGCGCGACCATCATCTAAAAGTTTATCTATACAGGAATCACAAATGTCACCTGTTTCATATTTATCTTTCTTAAGAGCAAATCTCCGCATATCATGCAAAGAACCATACATAGCAAGAATGTAAAAATCACCTTTACTCATAAAAAGTGTGCTATGACATTCTACATCTTCATTACAAATTTTACACTTCATCAGTCCCATAGCCCCTGATAATACTTGCCGAAGAGACGAAAGCCGTTTGCGATACGATCCTGGATTACCTTGCGCTCGGCAAACTTAGCATCATCCCAACCTTCAGGCTCACGCTTATAGATTTCCATTTCCCAATCTTCATCAAGCTCTTTTTCGAAAGAGTAAATCATCTCTTCAAGAACCCAATCCCAACGCTTGAAGAAATTTGAGTCCGAGTCCCATTCATTCTCTTTTGGTTCAGCAGCGATAGAACGATAATGCTCAGGTACATCTTCATCGTCAACAAGAGGTGAACCGTGCTTGGTATCTCTCAACTGCTTCAACATAGGAAGCACAATAAGAGCAAGAGTATGATCCATATTCCAAGTATCATACTTATCAATACGAATTTTGGTCTTGCGTTTCTTCTTAGAATAAGTCCATTCACATATACGACAAAGGGTGTCGCTCTTTGCAAGCCACTCACCAAAATTGTGAACGCGGCTATCTTTATTCTTGTCCATCCAGAACAGTAGCTTTTCAGCAATCTGGTATGGGCCAATCCAGTTACAATACGGACCGATGTAAATTTTCATCTATCTCTCTCTAAATTGTTCACAAATGTCTTGTAAGATTCCTCCCAAGACCAACTATCATTCGCTATTGTACTACACTTTTTTCTAGAAAGCAATAGACATTTTTCTATTGCGACTTCTAAATTCTCATTGGTGTATCCTGTATACTTATTATCTACAACATCAATTGGGCCTTGAACAGGATAAGCAGCAACAGGAGTTCCGCAAAACATTGATTCAATCATAACAACACCAAATGTATCCGCTTTGCTTGAAAAAACAAGACAGTCCGCAATTTGATAAAACTCAGCAAGTTCTTTGCCAAACTTATATCCAACAAACTTCACATTTGGATACTTCTGCTCAAGTTCTTTCCTATACGGGCCATCGCCAACCACAATCTTAACATACTTGTCGGGTAACTGACAGAACACATCTAGATTTTTTTCTTTTGAAACTCTACCCACAGATAGAAGTATTGGTTGTTCTTTGCTTTTTGTGTGTCTTGGTGTAAAGATTGTCGGATCAACACCTCTTGACCACATTATATGTCTACGACCAATATCGTTTTCAGTTAGATATTCTGCAACAGCCTTTGTTGCACAGTAAACTTTTCTCTTACGGTGAAACCAACGCAAGTATTCTCTAGACATCCACTTTGGCACATTAGCAACATCTTTCAATACCTTTGGCCAATCAGTGTGATATGAAGTAGTGTATCTCTTGTTTCTGCTCGTTAGAATAAATCCAGCAGCTAATCCTAACGGCCCTTCTGTTGCAATATGATATACTGTTCCTTCTTGATGTTTAAGCATCTTAGACAATCCAGTAGGTACGACAAATGGAATTTCAGGATATGCCTTGAATCGAAATTGCGTCTTAAAAAGACCAGGGTGAATAACGCATGTGTCATATCCATCTTTTGTTGCCAACTCTACCATCTTCTTTAGTGTCGTGACAACACCGCTTACTTGTGGTTCCCATGCGTCCGTGATGATTACTATTCTTTTGAAGTCCAATGTACTATCTCCCAAGATCCGTTGGTGTTTTCTACTAATGCAGTACAACTTTCCACCCAATCTCCAGAGTTCATATACTCAACTCCATTGATTTGTTTAATCACAGCAGTATGTATGTGACCACAAATTACACCATCATAACCTTGAGATTTACAATAGTCGGACAAAGTATTTTCAAAATCGAAGATAAAATTAACAGCGCCTTTAACATTAGACTTTAGATATGCAGAGAGACTCCAATATCCAAAACCAAACATATGCCTGATCTTGTTATAATAGTGATTCAATTTTAGAAGTATAGAATATGCATTGTCGCCAAGATAACTCAACCACTTCGCAACTTTGTGAATACCGTCAAATATATCACCATGCACAACCAGATATCGTTTGCCATTCACTGCGGTATAATCGTGAGTGTTTTTGATTTCGATGGACTCAATATCAATATAAACATCTAACCAATCACGAAGAAACTCATCATGATTGCCAGTAAGATAGACAACTTTTGATCCATGTTTCTGTTTGTTTATAACTTGGCGAATAACAAGTGAATGTGATTGTGGCCAGAAGATGCGCTTTCGCAACTTCCAGCCGTCAATAATATCACCAACTAAAAAAAGATTATCACACGAATTGTTCTTTAGAAAAGAGTTAACAATCTCAGCCTGCGAACCTTCACTACCAAGATGTATATCCGATATAAAAATTGATTTGTAGTGATTAATCTTTTTCTTCATGTAGGACTTTCTCGGCTGCTTCTTTCAAAGTATTTAGAAGCCCAAGTCTAGCAAAGTTTACAAGAGTTTCATAGTCCATAGTCACGGTAACAGTTGCACTACCGTCTTCGTTTTCAACAAACTCATCTAGGGTGAAGTGATCCATTATGTTGGGCTTCCTGACTTTCCAAGGGCCTTGAGTACAGTGTCCGAACTAGTTGACTGACAGGTGTAAAGCACCTTGCCAGAATTTGTACCAAGTTCAAGCTGCTTCTGGTTCACGACTGCAATACCAGATTCGTTGCAAGACTGCTCGTTATTGTATTGGGGATCTAATGGAAACTGAACTTCGGCATAAACATCACCGTTGCTCATAATGGTAGTCAAAACTATAAACCAGATCATGTTATACCTCATAATAATGGAGCGGGATACGAGATTCGAACTCGTTTCACTAGCTTGGAAGGCTAGGGCACAACCCATATACCAAACCCGCATTCTTTGTATTTAGTCAATTAATTTAGAAATGCCAATCAGTTCAGGAAACTTTCTTTCAAGAAGAATGAGTGCTTCCTTCTTATCACCCCGATTCCAATGATATTCAACCGCAATGATATCATGCTGTTGTTCGCTAACAACAAAGAAACCTCGAGATTCAATTTCCTCAATCAAATCTTCTTCATCTAGGTCACCAAAATCAACATCAACGTAAACGGTCTGTTCAAAAGTAGGCATTAGATTTCCTCTGTGTGTGTTTCAGTATGGATACTATACTATGGAACTCACGCTAAGTCAAGCGAAATCATCTTCCTCTGCTTGTTGGCTTCTTTGGCATCTTTGGAACGTTTCCTTGCGGCTTTTGCGATTTCAACTTTCCGTTCTTTGGTGGCATAGAACCACTCGGTGATCTCCTCAGCCGTACGGCCGCATCCTCTGCATATTCTTTGATCGTCTTCATATTCGCATACCTTTCTGCAAATGGAATTATTCATTTATAAAAATACCACACATCGTTGTGAGTTGTTAAAACTTCTTTTTGGACACTGTCAGCAAATTCTATAACAGCACGATTTACTCCTCGAATTGTTTTAAAATCGTGTCCGCAAAATAATCCATTCTTCTTCACTTTACTGTAATAATTCTGGCAATCTTTCAAGACTTGATCATACTCATGTAGACCATCAATGAAGATAAAATCAAAACTTCCATCTTCAAAGGTGTTTGCAGCAGAATCAGAAGTTGTCTTATGAATAACATACCGATCTTCATACGGTCTTAGATTAGTCTTCATCTGACTATAAATTGAAGTCCTATCGTCTAGATTGTTTCCATTCCAATCAATATAGTTTGTATATGGGTCGATACAGTGTAAAAGAAGATCAGTACGGTTTGATAATAGAAAACTTGCTGTTTCTCCAACATCAGTACCAATTTCTAGACCGACAGGATTTTCAACATTTAAAATTAATTCTATTATACCATAACCAGATGCCCTGGAAATTACAGACTCTTGTGTCTTTGTTCCATAAACATTGTAATGAATAATATCAGTCATCTTTAAATTCTCCACTGGGCGCGATATTGCCTGTTAATCCAATTTTATCAAGTTCAACAATGTTTTGTTCCTGCATAGCATAGTATATAGCATGTTCTATATTAACATTGTATTTCATACACGAATCTAAGACTTTTATCATGCAGTCTTTATATGCATTTAATAGATTGTAATCCATGTGATACAATCTAGTCTCATAGAACTTTTTCATTCCTGTTCTACTTTGCTCTTCAGGACTCATCCAACTACTTATAGACTTTAAGAATACAAATGAGTTTTCATGTTCTAGACCAAGCTTGAAATTATCATTCAATTGATATCTACCAGATACTTTATAAACTCTCTTTGCGTCTACTTTATTTTCTTCAAACCATTCTAGGAAAGTAAGAAGAGCTATCAGTTCTCCTTGACTTCTCATTCCACATTTAGAAAAATGATTAATATCCGGATTATTGCCAAGATACAGAACATCTGTGCCAGCATCGGATAATTGCTGAAGGTATTTCTCAAATCCATCTTCTGTAGAAACATCGATGATATATATCTTACTGTTCGGACAGTACTTCTTTATCGAATTGATAGTTCCTAATGTCTGTTCAAATCGCTCTTCGTCAGTATATATTGATAGACGTTGATTAACGCATACTGCACTTGTTACATAAAAAATTCCATCATATATCATGAGCAATATAGTCTCCATTATTGGACGCTAGATTGAAAGATTTAGTTTCTGGTAAAGAACATACCCACATCTCCGATGCAAATCTATCGTTGACTTGACTTAGCCATTCATTATTTTTTTCTCTCTTCAATTCTGTCCACCAATCTCTAGTTGTTGGATCAGGCAATGTCTTAATATGATCGGATTTGCTCCAGAAGAAGTTGCCTTTATAATGTGACGAAGGAGATTCTGAATAATCAATACCAGCAGTATCGTAATTACCACGCAATGCTTCTGTGCATTTTTTCCAATCAACCATGACATTGTACATGAACAGTCTCCAGTCATATCTGTTACGATACTTTGAAGCTAGGCCAGGCACCATCAGATTGTTTAGAATAGATGTAATACCCTTAGCATGAAGATAGAGAACAATCTGGTCTTTCTTCTTGCAATTTTCCTGCATCTTCTTATGAGTATGATCTTCACCAGCATTCTTCACACTATTACTAAAGATATCTTTTAGATCCTTCATCATGTCAAAATCATTTGCATACTGATTCTGGATAAACTCAACCTCAATATCAACATCATAGAGAGAACATAGTTCAAGGAACATCTTCGCTCTTTGGTCATTTTGAGTAACCGCAGTGATGTAAATCTTGTTTACTTCTTTTATTAAACCGCTATCTTTCATAACCTTGAACTTCTCCATGAGAAGCTGGCTCCACAGAAAGTTGTCATCCAGATATGTGTGATAGTATATATTAATGTTCATTGATAAATGCCACTTCAGGAAAATATTTTAAAAATAGGTCGTTCTTATTATCTCTCTTCGCTTTGATTTTACTCTTAATCTCATTAAAGAAATTCCAAGCAAGAGGTATAAAGATAATCTTTTCATTTTCATGGAATTCTATCAAGATATCAGATGACACAACAGGAATACTCATTCCTGGTGTATAACGATTCTGCTTTAGTGGATTATCATCAATGATATAATCTAAACGAATTTTAGCATAGTTCAACAAAGTCATTCCCTTTGCTGCTGCGCCATAACCAACTAAAACATATCCATCTGCTTCAGCACCACTCAAAGCAAAAATTAAATCATCTACAACATCCTGACACTTCAAAGCATAATCTTCATATTTCTCTTCGTTCAATAAACCAGCCTTGCGTTCCATATCAATCAAGTTCTCAATGTTAGCTGGGCGTGAAGCGTATTTTGAAATAACAAAGATGTAACTATTACCATGTAGGGCGCATTTAGTCACATCAATAAGATTAAGACCGGCTCTCTTACACAGTTCATTCATTGAGTTGATATTATAGAATGAAATATGTTCGTGATAGATAGTGTCAAACTCATTGTTCTTAATCATATCAGCCTGTGAAGTCTGAATAAACAGTAGCGAGTCTCGCGCCATAACATTCTTAGCATTATTTAAGAATGTTAAAGGATCATAGTTATGAGCAAACACGTTTTGAGCAATGATGATATCATACATACCAGCAAGCTTTACAAACGCCTCATCAAAATATCCAACATAGATATCATGACCCTTCGCGCGTGAGGTTGCTGCTAGGTTCTCAGCTGGATCAACACCATATGTTTCAATGGTATCTGAAATAAAATTATTAAGTTGTGAACCATCATTGCAGCCAATATCTAATACAGTATCAAGGAACTCTTTTGATAGTGACTCGAAATACTCTTTTGAGTACCGAGCGAACCATTCGAAATGATCGTTCATTGTTTTTGATGTGCCAGATACATACAGATAGTCCTTGAACATCAGATCAGGATTAACAGCATGAGTTAACTGCACATGAAAACAATCTTTACAGTGATTGACAGCAAGAGGAAACTCATCTTGCTTTTCGTCTTTGTTCTTTTTGAATGAATTGGCCAGAGGTTGTTTATTTAAATCTAATGTGAGCTTTAAATTATTAGAACCACAGGTAAGACATTCTTTAAGCTCTATTGCATTTCCATTCTCAAACATTAGGCTTTGTCCAATACCACACATCTTGTTTCATAATGTTAATAGTGTCTATGCTTATACTTAAAGCAAATTCGTTTACTGCTTTATTAACACCGGCAATAGCTCTGAAATCGTGACCGCAGAATAGACCGCCCTTCTTTAACTTAGGATAGTAATTTATGCAGTCTTTCAAAACTTGTTCATATGTATGAAGACCGTCGATGAAGATGAAATCCATACTTTCATCTTCAAAATAATTTACTGCTTCATCAGAAATTTTTTTATGATGAATATAACGATCACTATAGGGTTCAACTTTATTCATAAATGCTGTATACGAATCATTATTATCGGTATTTAGTCCTCCATGCCAACCGAAAGGATTGCCACCCCAATCAATATATGGAAGATATGGATCAATACCATGCAAAGTCAATGTGGGCAATTCTTTTAGTAGGTAAAGGGTCGTTGTTCCTCCATCAGTTCCCAATTCAATACCGATAGGATTATCAACACCTTTCATCACAATAGGAATATCTTGACCGGGCAACCATTGATCTTTAACCTGACTACCACTATTCAAAAATACATATTCCATATATTAAATCCATTCTTTATTTACAAGAGACCAATCGACAACTTCTTTAATGCGCTCTTTAAGAGTGAGTTTTGGTTCCCATCCAAGTTCACGCATGAATGATCCGTCCAGACCATAACGCAAATCGTGTCCTGGTCTAGAACTATGGAAGTCAATCATTTCATAGTTCAACTCTTTGCCTTCTGCATCAGCAATTGCTCTAGCGAGAGATAGGTTATCAATTTCTTCCTTGCCAACAACATTAAACTTAGGACACTTAGCACCACCATAATCGCGTTCAGCAACAATAGCCTTCTGCTCGTCATTCATATGAAGCAAGAAATACATAGCTTCTGCCACATCACGAGCATGAATATAGAAACGAGAACCGGGAATAGTCTTTGTAGGATCAGAATGGATAGTTACAGTATCGCCGTCGCGGATTTTACGAATACACATAGGAATAAACTTTTCAGGATGCTGACGTTCACCGAAAACATTCATTGTATGTGTGATATAGATAGGCAGATTATATGTGTTTTCAAACGCAACGCAGAATTCTTCACCAGCTGCCTTAGAAGCTGAATAAGGATTCGTCGAGTTATAACGATCACGTTCCTTATAGAGAATACCATTCGGTGCTGGACCAAACACTTCATCCGTGCTGAAATAGATGAAACGCTCAAGATCAGGAATGCTTCTAGCGTAGTTCAACAGATTAACAGTACCGACAGTATTGTCCATACAGAATTCCATCGGATTTGAAATTGATCTATCAACATGACTTGATGCTGCCAAGTGCATGATAACATCAATGTGACCAATAAAGTTTTTTGTAAGATCGCTGATTTCTGATTTCAAGTCGTGCCAGACAATCTTTACTCTCTTTTGGTCTTCCTTAGAATGTTGTGAAATAAGATTGTGTAGACGGTTCAAATTGCCAGAATAGTCTAGACGATCAAGAGAAACAATTTCCCAATCTGTAGTCTTAAGAAAAAGATCGATAACATGATGTGCTATAAATCCTGCGCCGCCTGTAACAAGTATTCTCTTTGTCATTATATATCCTCTTAATTAAACTTTTTTATATCCATGAAATGCTATTTGGTTGTCATCATATATATAATCAACTCCAAACTTCTCTTTCATATACTTTGGAAAGAACTCTCGCATTAGATATTCCATATCTTTAAAAGCGTCAGTCTTATCATACCAGCTTTCTGTACGCATGTGTTTTACCGTTGTCTCATGGACTACATGTGCTGTACATTGTAGCAGATGACATAGCACTTTGTCAATACCCCATTCAGAAACTTTATACTCATAATCGTTAAGAAAGTCTAAGAACTTCCTGAAGATATCGTTTCTAAAGAATGGAACACCGGTCTCAATGAAATTTGTTTCGGTAAAGTATAGTTGAGGACTATGCTTCAAACAGTCATAGAAGTTATATGAAATAGCAGCCTGTTGGAATAGTCTGTAATCATACTTTCTGGCCATATCTAAAGCTGTATTGACAGACTGAATATCAGTAGCATAGTCATCGTCCCATGTTCCGATATAGTCATAATCTTCCCACTTGATCATCTTACAAATTTCAGGAATCAACTTGAACTTTAGTCCTTTCTTACGTATAATCATATCATACGTTCCAGGTTCAGGTTCAAAGTCATCCTTATAAGCTACAACGCAAACATCATAAGTCGCTTCTGGCTTTCGAAAACGCCAGTGATTGTTCTTATCATACTCATCTGAGAAGTATATATTCGTTGCGGTAGGAGTGATTATCAATGCTCTGCGTTTCACGGATTTAACACTCCCATATACACATTCTTCTTAAACCAAGTGCGAAAACGATTCATGTCCAGATACTTATTGTATGGTTCTTTCCAACTATGAAACAGTGGTTCCATATACATCTGCTCATATAGTTCTGGCTTTGTATCAACTTCAATAATTGCTTCCATAAAAGCATCATCATCTTGATAGTCGTGCCAGTTTAGAAATGCTTTTGGATTAAAATCACATTCGATTGTTGGACTACCCCAGTATATAGGCACAGTGCCAAACATATAGGCTTCATAAAGCTTCTCGGTAGTATAGCCAGCGTAGCTAGAATTCTCAAAGCACAGATTGAACTTATAGTCATTCAGGAACTTCATCTTTGCTGCTACTGCGCCATCGCCGCGCTCTAAGACATAACCAATATTATTGAATAACGGGCCACCACTATCAACTCTCTTATACTCATTCAAGCGTTGAAAGAAGTAATTTCTCTTTTCACATGCGCCATTCTTTACAACGAATGAACAGAACTTATCCTTAAACTTCTTGATCAGATCACTTGGATCTCTATCAACAGTCTTTGTGTTATTCACATCTCTATGCTGGTTGTCAAAATCATAGATGACATATAGGGGTAAACGATAGTGTTTGTTATCGTCTATGTGGTCAAACGAGATAGAAAAATGACATGCGTAATTTGATGGTCTTTCATTCTCGCCAGTATAGAAAATCTTAACACAACGCTTATCATTAAAAATATGATTGTTATTACCAAAGTTTCTATCGCCAAAAATTAGATAGTCTGGGTTAACATCATCACGAACAATCTCAAAATCTTCGGACAAGATTGAAATGAAAAAGTTAGATATTGCGCTAAAAGTATCTATGAATCCAAGTTTAAGAATTGGCTTTGTCATTTGCGACTTGCTCCTCAATCCAGTTATATGTCCAAGTAATACCATCTTTCAATGAATACTTAGGTTTCCATCCAAGCTTCTCTTCAATCAATCTGTTATGAGAGTTGCGACCACGAACACCCAGTGGTCCAGGTTGATGAAATATAGCAAGATTCTTGCCACGTATATCCATGACCATCTGCGTTAGTTCATTGATTGTTACCATTTCCTCTGAACCAATATTTACTGGGCCCATAAAATCCGATTCCATCATTAGACGAACAGCATCAATACAATCATCAATGTAAAGGAATGAACGTGTCTGTTCACCATCGCCCCAAACACCAACTACCACATCTGCTGTGATGACTTTTCTACAGATAGCAGCAGGTGCCTTTTCTTTGCCGCCTTTCCAAGTTCCCCATGCACCATAGATGTTATGGAAACGACCGATGCGAACAGGTATACCATAGTTGCGATTGTAGGCTAGATACAGGCGCTCACTGAATAGCTTTTCCCAACCATACTCTGAGTCGGGGTTAGCAGGATACGCTGACGATTCTTCACAGTTAGGATTATCAGGATCCAACTGATTGTGTTCGGGATACATACAAGCCGAAGACGACTAGAAAATCGTTGTCTTGTT